ATGAGTAAATATGAGGTCATGCCTGCATTTAACACCGAGATAATCAAAGCTTCAGGAGTACCAAATCTTTTGCAAGAAATTAGGCCTGAATGGAGAGCCAAAAGCCTAATACAGCGTGTAACAAGACTTCTTGATGCTGATCCGAGTAGTGCTTGTCAAAGAATTTTTAATGCAGCAATACATGACCTAAAAGATAAGATTATTATTGCTGGATTAGATATTGCAGAAGAAGCTGCTAAGCAGCACAAATTACCTCTTGTGGCTCGACATGAGGATGTTGAAAATTATTCGGTTTCTAGAACTTTAGATTTAGCATATCGTATGGGGCTTTTATCAAGACCTGAATATCGACGTATCACTAGAGCTTACGATATCCGTAAAGATTTAGAACATGAAGATGATGTTTACGAAGCTGGTGTTGAAGACTGTGTATACATGTTCAAAACTTGCATAGATGTTGTCCTGTCAAAGGACCCCGTTCATCTTCTTAAACTCACTGATATAAAAGATGTGGTGGAAAATCCTGACCCATCAATAGTTGGTGATGAAGTTATATCAGATTATAAACATGCACCAGTTCCTAGGCAGGCTGAAATTTATAAGTTTTTGATAGCGAAAGCTTTGGATAAAAAACAGCCGGATATAGTTAGACAAAATTGCTATAACGCCCTTCATTCCCTTCGAGAATATACTTCCAAAGAAGTTTTATTAGAAGTCGCAAGAATGCAGGTTGAAAAAATTGCTAGAGAAACTCCTGATCATTTTCTCGTAAGGGTTTGTCACGCTGCTGGAACTTTTCCATACTTAAAAAAGGCACAAATCACCTCTTTCTTTAGAGAATTTCTGGTTCAGATGGAAAAGGTAGGTTTCCATTGGGCTCAATATAACTCTCATGGTGAGTTGTTAAGGAATTTAAGCGAAGTTGGAGGTTTGAAGTATTGTCCTCAAGAATTGCTCTCTGATTATTGCACTTGGTTATGTCTTTGTTACATTGGCGAGCCTGGTGGATATGGCGCTGGCTATAATAGAAACGTTTTCTACAGCAATACTGGTGCCCCACTATCTTTAGAAATATTGCAAACTGATAAGGTTAGAGCTTTAACAGTGTGTGAGGAAATCGAAAAAAATAAAGATATTAAAAGGGCGTGTTCTGATCAGCACGTTGCAAGACGTTTTGAAAAAATCCTCGAAAAATTAGAGTAGTTAACACTACCTTTTTTTGCAGACAGTAAATATGAATTTCAGTTGATTCAAATTAATTAGATAATGGCCTGCTTTAATTAAGCTGCTGTAGGCCATAATGAATAAAGTTATCTTGTTTATCCTGATAATCATAGTCCAATTAATTTTAATTCAAAGGTTATTTAAAGGGTTGAATAGAGTCGCTTGTACTAAGTGTTCTGGTGAAAAGTGTGAATATCGCATTGTAACTTTAATATCCGTATGACCTAGTATTCTTTGAAGAACAATAATATTTCCCCCATTCATCATGAAATGTGAGGCAAATGTGTGACGTAAAACATGTGTTAACTGACCAGCAGGTGTTTCAATTCCGGCGCGGTGCATAGCCTTTCGGAATGCTGAGTAGCATGGTTTAAAGAGTAATTGCGCCGTTTTGTTTAAGGGCAGTTCTGCCTGTAATTTTTCAGTTATCGGCACCGCGCGGTTTTTCTTGCCTTTAGTTTTTACGTAGATGATCTGACCGGTGCGGATTTGGTTTCCCTTTAGGCCTTCGGCCTCACTCCATCGTGCGCCAGTTGCAAGACAGATTTTCACAATAGTCGTCAGATCTTTAGATCGACTGTTCTCGCATTCGGCGAGAAGGGTTCTGATTTCTTCAATGGTAAGATACGCCATCTCCGACTCACTGATTTTAAACTCGCGCACGTTCTCAAGCGGATTGGGCGCAGTCCATTCATCCAACCTGCGCAGCTCATTAAACATCGCCCGAAAGTACGCCAGCTCTAAATTTACCGTGCGAGGCGTTACAGTCTTCACCCGACTGGATCGGGTAATTTTTCCGCTTAACCGCTGCTCGCGATAAGACGCAAAAATTTTCGCGTTGAATTCGGTAGCCAGAGGATTCCCCATCGCCTCGCAAGCGAACGCCATTGTAGTTCGCCGTTTCTCGCCATCCGCCAACGTGATGCCATGTGTGTTGAACCACAATTCAACTAACTCAATTACCCGGCGCTTATCTGTTTTCTCTCCCAGCCAAGGCTTGTCCTGAGCCTGATCTTTTACAAACTTCTCAAAAGATTGCGCTTCGCCTTTCGTTGCGAACTGGCGGCGTATCCTTTTGCCGTCTCGGCCGTTCGGGAAAACCTGCGCTTGCCACTTTCCATTGGGTAATTTGCTTATTGCCATGCTTAGCCTTTAGAGATATTCAGTTCGAGTGATCACTTTGCCTAAAACAACGATGTCACTGGATTGGCACTCAAACGATGACTTACCATTTTCAACGCGTATTCTTCCGCCGGGGAAACGCACTAACTCACGAATGCTCACTAGTTTGTCGATCTCGATAAGCCATAACCCATCAACTATCTCGCCTTCATAGGTATCAACCAAGTAAGTGCTTCTGTCTGCATTGATCACAAACGGGGCATTTAGACCTTCAGGAAGTGAACCTTTATCCAGAATGTAATCTGCCATCGGCTCTAGAATCCCATTTGAGATTTTTTTGTGCTTTGCGATCACAACACGAGATTCCTCTACTTCCATAAAGCGCGCACCTTTACCTGTAGTTAGCCAGGTTAGCGACGCGCCTGTTTCCATATGACAGATGATTACCCAATCCGCCGGGAAGGTATCGCGTGCTGAGCGGTTCGCAAGCGTGCTCTGTGAAACGCCTAAATGCGTGCATAGCGCCTGACGGCTGCTGAAACCATACGCATCAACTAAGCGCATGATGGCGTCTTTTCCGCCTCGGTTGCTCTCAACCGCTTCACGAACAACTTTCGCATCATGGCGATTTGTGTTTTCTGTCGTTGACATATCCGATTTGTGATCCTATTCTTCGGTCTGTGATGAGATGAATAGCGTTTAATAGTGAGATCTAATACCTAAACCGAGGAATACTGCATCATGACCCGTAAACTTTCAATGCGCCCTTCAATCAATCTCGTGATCTCGGAGCCCTACATTACCGTAGAGGAGTTCTGTCGCCGCACGGGTTACAAGGAAGGCACCGTTCGCCAGATGTATCGTGAAAACCGCCTACCCATCAGGAAGAAAGAAGGGCTTAACGGCCTTATTGAAATCAACATGGTTGCTCTCACTATCGAAGCCGCTGCCGGTTGTGAAATCACAATGCAGGCTTGATGCATCCATATTGGGATATCAAAAGGGATTTATCATGTTTGATTTCAGCGTTTCCACACATAGTCACTTCGATGAAGCGTGCCGCGCGTTCTCTGCAAAACACAGCATCATCCAGCTGGCTAAAAAGGCGGGCTTAAATCCGCAGACCGTCAGTAATAAGCTGAACCCGGAGCAAGTGCATCAGCTCACGATCCGCGAAATGTTAATCCTCACCGACCTCACAGAAGATTCAACGCTGGTCGATGGCATGTTGGCGCAGCTGCAATGCCTGCCGTGTGTGCCAGTGAATGAAGTGGCGCAAGAGAACTTGCCTGCTTATGTGTTGAAAGCGACTGCTGAAGTTGGGCAATTAGCTGCTGGCGTAGTTAGCCAGGAAAAATTCTCAGCGACATGTCGTCGTAACTTGGTTCAGAACGTTAACGCCGGTATTCGCTGCTTAACCCTAGCCGCAATCGCCGTTCAGGCTCGCGTGCAATCAAATCCCGCGCTGGCCGGCACTGCCGATGTGTTGAGTGGAATCGGTGCTTCGATAGGAGTTGTTTAAGCGATGGCGTTTTCAGTTGCACCGCTGCTTAAGCGGCAAAGCCCATCGCACGTATCCGGTCATGGCTGGATCGCGTCAAAGGATGGTAGGCGCTGGCACCCGGCAAACTCTCAAGCCGAGCTGCTAGCAGGATTAACAAGCAACAGGAAGAAATCAATATGGCTTACAAAGCCGAAAGCATTACTGTGCAAATGAGCGCCGGACAGCGGGCCAGTGCGCTAAATCATATTTCCGCATTACGCACCATGATGTACGGCGATTGCGGTAATGAGCTAAAGCGTTTTTTTAACGAAATGCGTGATAAGCGCGATGCGAATTACGAGAAGAATAATAGGGCGTTAAGCGCATTACTCTTTCTGGCGAACATCAGTAAAGAACGTCACAACGTTGAATACAGTGAATTGACGAGTGACGAAATTACCGCGCTGATCGGTGCAATGAATCACTTTCGCGCAGTCGTGAGTTTATTTCCTAAGAAGCTAACACTTCCAAATTAATTAACCCAAAGAAATTAAATGGCGTAAACCCGCCGGGCATTCTTTTGCCCAAATTCTGGAGAAAGGTAAATGCGAAATATTGAAACCCGTAATTTTGAAGCCGATGCAGACACACTAAACGCGATGTTGAGTAAAGCCAAAAGCGAGCAGCGTTCAGACGATGCGCTGGCCGTTTCTGTTCGCCTGGCGGCTTTGGCCATACACGCCAGAAACAAAGAGATGTCGGCTACAGAAATCATTGAGCTGCTGGATAAAGAATCCGTTCGCTTTGAGAACCAAGCACAGGAGCTGCACTAATGGCTGATTCAATGGATCTGGTTCAGCAGCGCGTGCAGGAGGAACTGGCGCGTAACCTGGCAACCGCTATTCACCGACCTGTCGGCGCGAGCGAGTTCTTTTGTCTGTCATGCGGCGAAGAGATTCCAGAAGCCCGCCGCCGTGCATTACCCGGCGTTGAGCTGTGCGTAACCTGCAAAGAAGTCAGCGAGCTAAAAAGCATGCACTGCAAAGGGGCTGCGCTTTGAGAATCCTGATTGCTGATCGCTATGCAGTGCGCGCGCTGAATGCCAGCGAGCCGGGTAAACCGCATCAGTTAGTGCTGGAGCAATTCGGCTGGCTTGAAATCGACGGAGTTCGCCAGCGCGTACCGCAAACAATGGCCGTATATGAGTCGCCGGTGCTTCTTGCACGCGATCTGGCTGCTGATGTCATTGGCCGTCATGTACTGCGCGGCCAGATGAAAACTATCACCAGCTTCGTGGCGGAAACCCGCCGCGTTGCCGAGCTGGTCGATGCTGCGCTGCAAGAACTGGATCAGCTTCAGGCTGAGCATGTCTGAAAACCTTCCTGAAGTCCTCACTGGTGAATACCACGCCGTAAATCAGCAGCGGCGTGAAGCCTTTGGCATGTCCGCTCCGGCGGATATGTCTCTTTCTGAGCGTCGCCTGTGGAACGTCAATCCAGAAGACCACAACTGGCGCACTCAATATCTGCAAGACATGCCGGATTATCTGGCAGGCTACTTTGCCGATCGCTACAGCAAAATCCTCTCAGCACACAATGGCCGCCGTCGGGCCAATGCGTTTTTGCGCCAGACCATCGGCCAAAACGTATTGCCACGCTTGCAGCTGGTTCGCAGTCGCTATCGTCTTGATGAAGCCGCCCAGCATGAGCTGCCTTTCATTAATCAGCTTGATCGTCTGCCGACACTTGACCGTCAGGCGGTGCGCGATCTTGCTTATAAAGTTGCGTCCTATCTTTCGCTTAGCCTGGCTGAGTTTGTCGATAAAACCGCAATGCCGCAGGAAACGGATGAGCAAACCCTGACCTGCGTTGCTTATCGTTATGTGGCGGAGCTAGCCGCGTTGACCGGTACGCAGCCGCCATATTGGGCTGAGTTCAACGCCTGCAAAGGTGAGCTGTCATTGCGCAAAGCGCAGTCCGGGCTGTTACGCATGATGGCGCCAGAATGGTGGCGTGGCCGTCTGAAGCAAATGCGCGATCTGCAACGCGAGCACATGGCGATTGCAGTAGGGCAAGTGCAGAAATCCGCATCGCCATACGTTTCGCGCGGCACGCTGGCGGAGTGGGTTGAGCAGAAGAAACGCAACCGCGATTTCTTTAAGCGCTACGACCTGATGAACAAAGAAACCGGTGATCGCATTGCGATGGATGAAATGGTCAATCGCAGCACCGCGAACCCGGCAATGCGTCGGCGCGAACTGATGACCAGAATGCGTGGTTTTGAAGACATCGCCCATGAAACCGGCTGCGTAGGTGATTTCTATACGATCACTGCGCCGTCGCGCTATCACTCTGTTTATAGCCAAGGCGGTTTTATTACCAAATGGAACGGCTCAAGCCCGCGCGATACGCAGCGTTATCTTTGCCGCGTTTGGGCACGCATCCGCGCCGCACTGTCTCGTGAAGCAATCCATGTTTTTGGTTTCCGCGTGGTGGAACCACATCACGACGGCACGCCACACTGGCACATGCTGCTATTTATGCTGCCGGAACATCGTGAGCGCGTGCAGCAGGTAATGCGCGAGCACGCCAGTAAAGAAGACGCCGACGAGCTGAACACGCCGCAGGCACGCAAAGCACGTTTCCACGCTGAACCTATCGACCCGACCAAAGGCAGCGCCACGGGTTATATCGCCAAATACATCTCGAAGAACATTGATGGCTTTGCGATGGACGGCGAAAAGGATGATGAAACCGGCTCAAACATGCGTGATATGGCGAAAGCCGTTTGCGCATGGGCATCGCGCTGGCGCATTCGTCAGTTCCAGCAGATTGGTGGTGCACCGGTTACGGTTTGGCGCGAGCTGCGCCGCCTCGGCGATGCACGTTTACCTAACGAGAAGATGGACGCCGTGCTGGCGTCTGCTTCCGTTGCCAGCTGCTGGGCGTCTTACACGATGGCGCAGGGCGGCCCGCTGGTTGCGCGTGATGATCTGGTGATCCGCCTATGCTACGAAATCACCGAAATGGGCAACGAATACGCCGAAGACGTGCAGCGCGTGCAGGGCATTTACTCGCCTCACTATCAGGATTCTGAAGTATTCACGCGTTTGGTTAAGTGGGAAGCCGTTGCCAAATTAGCCGACGCGTCAGCAGTGGCTGGTCCTTCTGGCGGCATCGCCGCCCCTTGGAGTTCTGTCAATAACTGTACGGGGCTGGAGCGCCGACGGTTAGAGCTGGAACTAAAAGCCCGTGGTTTCGAGGGGCATGAAGAAGAAATTAGCCTGCTTTCGCGAGGATGCAGCCTTAGCTCAGGCGCACGGATGCGGCTGTTTTACCGAAACGGCAGGCTTCAGGAACAAAAGATAACCACTTGATTAATCCAAGGGATTTCTCACGAATGGTAAAAAAAGGTTTCACATTTCGAAACTGGTAATATACTGTACGCATAACCAGTTGTTCATTGAGCGGAGGGATTATGCAGGATTACTTTTTGGAGTCGATGAAGCTCCAGCGTATTGATTTATTTATGAAACTTGTTGCTGCTAGCGAATGCAGTGATGATGAAAAACAGCTTGCTATTCAGTGGGTGTCAGAACTGACGGATGAGTTGATGCGAAAGGTACGAAGCCATGAATATTCACGCATGATGCAGGCTTCGGAATAGGTTTTCGCAGATGTCAGGCGCAGCGAAATATGATCGGATGAAAATCTCTAACTAGGCCGGAAACGCTTACGGAAGGTAAGTCCGAATATTATTAGAGTTGCGAGGCGCTAGGTTATGGCTAAAAGTCCCGAAAAATTCCAAATCATTTATCAGGGTGAAGTGCTTACTTACTATAATCCTGGCGAATGGGTGTTTTTCCAACGGCCAAAAAAGTGTGGCGGGGGTTATTGGCTCGGTAAAACCCACGACTTCGTTTTCATGCTTGAGATTCCGTATCCCGTTTCATTGCAGCAAGGAATGGAGTTCATAGATATGGCTGAAGGATTTGTTGCTTTCAAACTCCCGTCTGTGGACGACTTCAAGCTGGAGTGAAAAGTGCATGTCTATGCCGCATGAATTCGCATGATCCGAAAAGGATCGCTTTAGCCTCGGCCCGCCAGTTCTGGCGGGCTTTTGCTTATGTCAGGCAGGTGCATGAAAACCACTACATAAAGCGGGCAGGCGTGGCGGGGGTACGAGCGTGCGCTGGAAGCTAATCTAATACAGTGCATTTACATGTTTAATCTTGCGATTGCATAAAAAACGAATGCTATAAGATCTACAATGTCTACGGTAATATGGGCCATACTGATGAATCAGGTCTGCTCTGTGGGTCACTCGTGACACAAAATGTTGGTTAGTGCAGAAAATTAACAGGGAGGAATAACATAAATATGAAAAATATTCACCAAGCGCACCAAGCACATTTTTTTACCGATAATAGCGATGCACAAACATCGCCAGCAATGGTAATGCATTTGTTGAGTTGTCTGTCAGATTATTCATTGTTGCCAACTTATGGACATGAAATTAATCCGTTTTTAGGCGAGAGACGACAGATAATTATAATGGTTGATACTAATGAAAATTATCGGGTTGAATTTACCTCTCAAGATTTAACTATCAGTTCTGAGACCGGTAATCACGTTGATTTTATTGGTTTCGTAAATGGAGTTTATGATAAGTTAAAGTCCACATTTCCTACAAAAAAATCCTACAGATTAGCATTGTCTTGTAATACCTTTTTCGTTGATAGCCCTGAGATTTACCAAGAACTTTATGAGAAAGTATTTACACATGTTCGAGCAAAACCAATTGAGTGGGAAAACAGAATTGTAGAAAGGATTTCAGTTTTTGATGGTGAAGAAGATATTAACAGCATCAGCGCCATAAGGCGGCTAGAAGTTCGAGCTCCTAAAATACGTAGCGGTATGCCAACCGACTGTATAATATTCGAGGCTGAGTCTAATACTTTGCCAGCAAATACAGATATGAGATTTGACCTATCTAACTGTTCAAGATACTTTGAAGAGCTTCATAAAAATAATTTAAAGCTTTTGGGTTTGCTTTCAAGATATATGAAGTGAAAAGGTGCTGAGATGATAAGTTTAAAAAAAGAATTTTATAAGAACGCAGAAATCATTGCAGCGGTGCAGAGTCTTCATCAAGCTGTGCACTCATCGTTAGCTATTTCTCAGCAATCACCTTCTCAATCAGTTAATTCAACCACGTTTCCAAGTGCACCTGCTAATTTGGAAATAGTTGGAAAAAACAAAACTTCATATTTTTCACCTCATTTATCTAATGAGGCTGGAAATGAATTTGATGAGTTTAATATTAGAGCGCAGCAGGCAAGCAATAAGATAATTTCTCTGATAAAGTCAGAGGATTATATAGAAGGCGAGATGACTAAAACGCAGATTTATTTAGAGTCCCTTTACAGGGAAAATAAATATCTCTTCAAAGATTCTTTCCAGAAATCATGGGTTAAGTTGTTTTCTGCAAAACCATATATTTTGAGGAACTTTGTATGTGTCGCGTCTTGTTTGGACTATTCTTGGCTAGAAGATAAAGCTCTAGTGTTGGTTTTAGGTGCTAGTAATCATCAAGATAAATATGTGAATGAAGCCGCGCTGCGAGCTGCGGAGTCATGGGAAAATCCAGAATTTATTTCTATTTTGGAAAACATTAAAGAATTTGATGTTGACTGGCTAGATAATTATAAAGAGGAAGTTATCGCATATCTCAGGGAGATGCAATGAGCCTATTGCTGAGAAAAATATCTCGATCTAAATGGCAGCCAAATATGCAGCTTCAACCAGCTGAGTTTTCAGCTGATGCTATAACGGGGTGCACTAGAACTTCTGAAAATACTCTTTCTGTATGGGTTGGTGAAACTCAGGACTTTCAATCCGAAGAGGTTGAGAAGTTAGTGGTCGCTTTAGCTTCTGCTATGCCACAGCCAGCAACAATTGATTTAGTTTGGTTGAATTCAGAATGGTTAGGGGGTAGAGGTATTGAAATAGTTGAGTCGGAAGGTGATTCGAGATTATCTACCTATAACTCTTATCATAGAGACTTGGCTAATTTAACACACGAGAAATTATCTTTAGTTGGTGAGCATATTGTTAATCAGTTAAAAGAGACGGTGAATCATAAGCGATTCAAAAAAAATGAGTTGATTAAATTAGTGGATAAGTGGATTAGTCAAGAGTTTCCAGAGCTTATCTATGAACTTGATAAAGACTGGCAAGATGCCATTAATAAAGAAAGAGAAAAGAGTAAAAATTAAAAACCCAGCTATGCTGGGTTTGCATTTAATTTGGCAGGATGTAAGATTTAAAAGTGATGACTTCATCATTTAACCAATGATTTAGTTCTTTCAGACGCATTTGTAGCGGTACAAGTTCGTTTCGTACAAACACATTACTCGCCTTTTCCACATCCCCAAACCCCCCAACATTGCTCGGCATAATCCCCATCATCTGCGGCGGCACACGATGCGCAGCCATCATGTCATCACGGCTCACGTTCTTAATATTTAAAAACTCATCTTTTGCCGCCACTTCTGACAGCGGGATGATCTGAATGCCGTCTTTCTTGCCGTTCGGCGAGTACATAAACAGGTTGCGGAAGTTGCCCGGCCCCTTGGCGCTTTTCATCGCCTGACGGATATTGTTCACGTCTTCCTGATTCTGCGCCGCGTCGGTCATGTACATAATAAAACCGGCATGGCTGCCGTTGAGGTAATACTTGCGACGGAACAGTGTGGCCGACTCATTCAGCAGGGTGGACGGGATCGCCGAAAGGTATTCAGGCAGGCCGTAAATTTCCTGATTTAAGTCCGGCTCCATCAGGTGAAACACGCTACCCGGCGTGAACTGATAGGGCTGCGTGGTCACGCCGTACTGCACAAACCAGTAGGTGTCTAAATCGGTGCCGCGTCGTGTGAACTTCGCCGGTGCGGTTTCCAGCGACAGAATGCCACCGAGCCGGTTGGTGCGCTTTTCCAGATAGGCGTTGCCGAACACCAGATAATCCTGCACGAAGCGGCTAAACGCCTGCTGGCTCAGCAGCGGGTGAGGGATGAACGTGCTGGTGAGGATATTGCGCTTCACGTTGATCGGCGAGCTGTGATGCACGGCGGCGCGGAACGTGCGCGCCAGCCCGTCAAAACTCACCGGCGGTTCATACCACTTATCCATCACCACGCATTCCACGTAATCCAACAGCTCGCGGCGGTCCAGCACCGGGATAGGATCGCCGAAGGTGAAAGCTTCCGCCGCCGGTCCGCCGGTCATCTGCTGCTGCACGGGCTGCGTGCGCGTGCGGTTCCTGCGTTTACTCATTTAAAAAATCTCCATAATGTTGCCGGTGTGAGCGGCTTCGCCCTGAAGCGGTTCGTTTGCCAGCGCGTGCATCGTCGCCCACGCCAGATCGGCATGGCTCGCTTCTTCGCTGCGGCTGGCTTCGTAAGTGGGGCGGTTTCCGCTGGCCGTGGTGGCGCGGCGGATTGCCATGAATGACTGCGCGATGTCGAGGTGGCTGGCGTCAAACTCCAGCCGTCCACTGCTGATGATGTCGTATGCCTTCAGCACCAGGGCATTTTTCAGGTTCGGGTTGTAAACGAACTCTTTCACCGCCGGGAAAAACATCTTCACGTTCTCGTACACGCCGAGGCCGACGCCGACGCCGGTTGAGTCGATGCCGATATAGGTCACGTTGTACTGCTGCGTCAGCTTTTTGATGGACTCGGACTGCGCGCGAAAGTCCATGCCGCGCCACTGGTGGCGCTCCAGAATACGAAACTTGCCGCCCGGCACGACAGGCGGCGCGATCACCACGCACCCGGCGCTGTCGCCGTTCTGCGTACCTTTCGCCGGGTCGTAACCGATCCACACTTCGCGCCAGCCGAACGGGCGCAGCGCCAGCGCTTCGAAGTCGTCCCATATTTCCCAGCTGTCCACCATGCACTTTTGCAGCAGCTGGAGCGGGAACACCGACGCCAGATCGTCCACAAATTCGCACATCAGCAGGTTCTGGTATTCCGGCGGGCTGTATTCGAGGCGCAGCTGATCGAGGTCGAACAGATTGCAGCCGCCGCGCACCGCGTCCTCTACGGTGACAATCTGGCGAAACTGTCCGTCATCGCAGTAGCGGCCCGGCGACAGGTTGGTGTGCGACAAATCGATGTCCACCTTGTCGGCTTTGGCTCGCCCACGGTTGAACAGGCCGCCGGACCAGAACGGGTACGCGCTGTGCGTCAGGCTGGACGGCGTAGAAAAGTAGGTTTGACGCCACTTTTTGTGCAGCGCCATGCCGGATGCCACCTTGCGCAGCTCCTGAAACTTGGGGATCCAGAAGTACTCATCCAGGTACAGGTTGCCGTGGTAGCTCTGGGCAGTGCGCGCGTTGGTGCCGAGAAAGTACAGGCACGCGCTGTTGCCGAGCGTCATCGGGTCGCCTTTAAGCTCCACGTCCGCTTCTTTGGCGAACTCAATGATGTACTGCTTGAAAACGTGCGCCTGCGCCTTGCTGGCCGACAGGAAAATCTGGTTGCGCCCGGTGATCAGCGCATCCAGCAGCGCCTCGCGGGCAAAGTAGTAGGTAGCACCAATCTGGCGCGACTTCAGCACGTTGCGGATGCGGTGCTTGTTGCCCGCGTCCCACCACTGGCGCTGGTAGCCGAACATTGAGCTGTGGAAAATCTCCTGTAGTTTCTCTACCTGCTCGTCGCTGAACACGTTCTTTTCCGGCGGTTTTCGCGGCCCGCTGTTGCGGTTCGCCACGTTGGGATTGAGGTCCGCCTCGTTGCCGCCGTTACTGAATTTGCCGATGCGCGCGTGGCGCTCGGACTGACGCGCCAGCAGGTCAATTTCCTTGTAGTCCTTTCCTTCCTTTGTCTCCTTCATGACCAGCTGACAGTAGCGCGCGGCGGTGGTGAGCTGCATCTGATCCAGCGGGCCGTAGCTGCCCCACTTATCGCGCTTCTTCCAGCTGTGAACGGTTGCGGGTTTCTCTCCCAGCATTTCGGCAATGCGGGCGATGCGGTATCCCTGAAAGTACAGCAGCAGTGCTTGCCTGCGGGGATCGAGGTCTTCGGGGGCGAGTGTCGTTGTCATGGCCCCAAAATACGGCTCCGTCGATCCCTTTTCCGCCGCGCCATATTGTGTAGTCAGCCGCACAACGTGCCCGCGTTGTTTCACTACCCCCTGAACCGCAAACATAAGGCTTCAATGCGTTTCTTCACAACGGAGCCTGTCACATGACAGTAAAAGCAAAGCGATTTCGGATCGGGGTGGAAGGTGCCACCACGGACGGGCGCGAAATTTCCCGCGAGTGGCTGGAGCAGATGGCCGCCGCTTATGACCCGGCGGTTTACACCGCATCCATCAATTTGGAACACCTGAAGTCCTACGCGCCGGACAGCACCTTTAACCGCTACGGCACCGTAAGCGCCGTGGTGGCAGAGGAAATCACCGAGGGCGCGCTGGCCGGAAAGCTGGCGCTGTACGCCGACATCCTGCCGACGGACGCGCTGATGGCGCTGGTGAAGAAAGGGCAAAAGCTTTTCACCTCAATGGAAGTCAGCACCAAGTTTGCCGACACCGGCAAAGCCTATCTGGTTGGCCTCGCCGCCACCGACGACCCGGCAAGCCTCGGCACCGAAATGTTGGCCTTCAGCGCCTCGGCGGAGCAGAACCCGCTGGCGAAGCGCAAGCAGCACCCGGACAACCTGTTTACCGCCGCCGCTGAAACGCTGATCGAGCTGGAAGAAGTGGAAGAGAAGCCCGCGCTGTTTGCCCGCATCACCGCGCTGTTTGGCAAAAAGCAGCTGTCCGACGACGCGCGATTTTCTGACGTGCATCAGGCGGTAGAGCTGATTGCCACCGAGCAGCAGGACTACGGCACCCGCACAGATAAGACGCTGAGCGAGCAGGCGGAGCGCCTGAGCCAGATGGAAATCAATCTGCAAGAACAGCTCACCGCGCTGGGCGAACAAAAAACTGAACTCACCGAACTGAAACAACAGCTGGCGAGCGAAGACGGGCGAAAAGATTTCCGCCAGCGCGCACCGGGTGGCAACGCGCCAGCCGCGAATCTGACCAACTGCTAAAGGAGCAGCACATTCATGAAAAAGTTAACCCGCTTTGCCTTCAACGCCTTTCTGGTGCAGCTGGCGCACATTTATAAAGTCGAGCAGGCCGAGCTGTCCGGCAAGTTCAGCGTAGAGCCGTCAATCGCGCAGACACTGGAAGACACCATTCAGCAGTCCACCGCGTTCCTGACGCTGGTCAACGTGATCGGCGTTACCGACCAATCCGGCCAGCTGCTGGGCCTCGGCGTCGGCAGCACCATTGCGGGCACAACCGACACCACCGCGAAGGAGCGTGAAGCGTCCGATCCTACAGACATGTCAGAGATCAGCTACAAGTGCGAGCAGACCAACTTTGACACGGCGATCACCTACGCGAAGCTGGACCTGTGGGCGAAATTCCAGAACTTCCAGACCCGTATTCGTGACGCCATCGTGAAGCGTCAGGCACTGGACCGCATCATGATTGGCTTTAATGGCGTGGCTCGCGCCAAAACCTCGAACCGCGTCGCCAATCCGTTGTTGCAGGACGTCAATAAAGGCTGGCTGCAAAAAGTACGTGAAGATGCACCGGATAGCGTGATGGGCAGCAAAACCGAGAATGGCAGCACTATCGCCGAGCCGGTCAAGGTTGGTGAAAAAGAGAAATATGCAAACCTTGATGCGCTGGTAATGGATGCGGTTAGCGAGTTGATTGACCCAATCTTCCAGGACGACGATGAACTGGTGGTGATCTGTGGTCGTGAACTTCTGGCCGACAAGTATTTCCCTCTGGTTAATAACCAGCAGGACAACACCAACAAACTTGCCGCCGATCTCATCATCAGCCAGAAGCGCATGGGCGGATTGCAGGCGGTGCGCGCACCGTATTTCCCGGCCAACGCGGTGCTAATCACCCGTTTGGATAACCTGTCGATTTACTGGCAGGAGGAATCACGTCGCCGCTCGCTTATCGACAATCCAAAGCGTGACCGCATTGAGAACTTCGAATCAGTCAACGAGGCTTACGTGGTGGAGGATTACCGCTGCGCCGCGCTGATTGAAAACATCGAAATTGTGGCGCCACAAAAAAATGATGGCGCCGACACTGGCACGGGATCGTAATCCATGAGCCTGAGTCCCGCACGGCAACACCGCCAGCGCGTCCAGGCCGAACAGGCCGCCCGTCAGGGCGGTAGTGTTCGCCACGCCAGCGGCTACGAGCTGATGCTGATGCAGCTCGGCGAGGATCGCCGCCGCCTCAAAGGCATTCAGTCCACCGTGAAGAAGGCCGAAATCAAGGTGGAGGTGCTGCCGAAATACGTCGCATGGGTGGACGGCGTGCTGGCCGCTGACGGCGCGCAGCAGGACGACGTGCTGATGTACGTGATGCTGTGGCGCGTTGACGCCGGTGACTACGTCGGGGCGCTCAGCGTTGCCCGTCACGCCATTCGCCATAGCTGGTCGATGCCGCAGGGCTTCAACCGCAACGTGCAGACGCTCATCGCCGAGGAAATGGCCGACGCCGCCAAAAACGCCCTTCTGGCAAAAACCGACTTTGACCCCGCGCTGCTGATGCAGACGCTCGACGCGATTGGCGATCTGGATATGCCGGATCAGTCGCGGGCGCGCCTGCACAAATCGCTCGGCTGGGTGCTGCGCGAAAGCCAGCCGGTGGCGGCGCTGAATCATCTGCAACAGGCCATGCAGCTCGACGAGCGCTGCGGGGTAAAAAAAGACATAGAGCAGCTGGAGCGGAAAATCCGTAACGCCAGCTGATAACCGGACGTGCCCACGCGCGGGGCGGCACGGAGCGGCGACAGGCAGCGCCTTATCAAAGCTCCGTCCACCGCCCACCTATTCAGGAGTAACACGGCAATGAAATTTGTAGCGCCGGAGCAGGCGACGGGAACGCCGGAAACCATCCCCAACAACTCATTCTGGCCCGACGTGGAGCTGGCAAAGTTTCGCAGCGTGATGCGCGTTGACGGCACCGTGACGCCGGATCGCTTAAAGCAGGTGGTGCTCACCGCGATGGCAGAGGTAAACGCGGAGCTTTACCCGTGGCGCGAGCAGCAGGAGCTGCGCGGCTTTAACAGCCTGGCCGATGTCCCGGCGGAGCAGCTGGCCGGGCGCAGCGTGCGGCTGCATTACTGTGAAAACGCGGTGTGGTGCTGGTCGCGCGCAGTGCTCAACGAGCGCTATCAGGACTTCGACGCCACCGCTGCCGCGTCTAAGCGCGGTGACGAACTGGCGGACGCCACCGGTGATTTATGGCGGGACGCGCGCTGGGCAGTCAGCCGCGTGCAGAACGCGCCGCACTGCACCGTCGAGCTTATCTGATGAAAGTGCGTGCGCAGCAGCGCGACACGGTGGACGAACTCTGCTGGCGTCACTACGGGCGCACGCAGGGCATGACGGAGCAGGTTTTACAGGCAAATCCGGGGCTGGCGGAGCACGGCCCCTTTTTGCCGCACGGGCTTGAGGTGGAGCTGCCGGACGTGACGGCAGCCGCCACCGTGCAGGTCGTCCAGCTTTGGGACTGAACTATGTGGGAACGAATCAGCACCTTTATCGTCTGGTGCATCGCCATTTTTATGGCGTGGCTGGGCGATCTGTCGCTGAAAGACGCCTCAACGGTGGCGGGCGTGCTTATCGCCGCGCTGATGGCGTTTATCAGCTGGTACTACAAACGCAAAACCTACCTGCTGCTGGCGCAGGGGCGCATCACGCGGGAGGAATATGAATCTGCAAACCGTTAAGCGCTGTACCGTCGGCGCGGTGTTGCTCATTGCCGCCACGCTGCCGGGATTTCAGACGCTGCACACGTCCGCTGAGGGGCTGAAGCTGATCGCCGATTACGAGGGCTGCCGCCTGAAGCCATACCTGTGCGACGCAGGCAAGTGGACCGACGGCATTGGCAACACGGTTGGCGTGGTGCCCGGTAAAACCATCACCGAGCGGCAGGCGGCGGGGAACTTCATCACTAACGTGTTACGCGTTGAGGCGGCACTGGCGCGCTGTGCGGCGGTTACGATGCCGCCGCCGGTCTACGACGCGCTGGTGTCGCTGGCGTTTAACGTTGGCACCGGCAACGCGTGCAGCTCAACGATGGTGAAGCTGGTAAAGCAGGGCAAATGGCGCGAGGCGTGTTATCAGCTGCCGCGCTGGGTGTACGTGAAAGGCGTATTTAATCAGGGGCTGGATAACCGGCGACAACGTGAACTTGCGTGGTGCATTCGAGGGCTTAAAGCATGATGCGCACGCTGGTGATCATCGGGCTGGCGCTGCTGGCTGCGCTGGGCGTGCAATCTTTCCGGCTGAATACCGCCCACCACAAAATCGATACACAGCAGACCACCATCGCCGACCAGGGCAAAAAGCTGATGCAGAAAAACGGCCAGCTAATTGCCCTCAACATTCTGACGCAGACCAGCAGCCGGGCGCAGACGCAGCTTTATGCCGCTGTCGAGCAAAACGGCACGCTGCTGCGCGATAGGCAGCGTAAAATTGAGGAACTGAAGCGTGATAATGAAACACTTCGCCGCTGGGCTGATACCGGCCTGCCTGATGCTGTTGTCCGGCTGCGTCAGCGACCGGCTCTCGCCGGAGGTGAATCTTACCGTCAGTGGCTGTCCCAAAATCACCCGCTGCCAGCTGGACCCGGCAGCGCCGCGCAGTAACGGCGATCTGAACGCGCTGCTGGATGAAACAGAGGCGGCCTGGGCGGCGTGCGCCGACAAGGTAGACACCATTATCAGCTGTCAGGAACAAGACGATGAACAAGCCGCAGTCCTTGCGCAGCGCCCTGAATAAATCCGTGCCTTATGTGGCAGAGAACCCTGATCGCCTGCATCTGTTTGTCGATAGCGGTTCGGTGGTTGCCACCTCTGCCACGTCGATTTCGTGGGAATACCGCTACACGCTGAACGTGGTGATCACCGACTTCACCGGCGACCAGAACCTGCTGATGGCACCGGTTTTATTCTGGCTCGGCGTCAATCAGCCGGACGCGTTGCAGAACGCCAGCGAGCGCGAGCGGCTTTTCACCTTTGAGGCGGATATTCTCGGCAATGACCGCTGCGACATCAGCATGAACCTGAAGCTCACCGAGCGCGTGATCGCGAAGGAATTAGACGGCGTGATGTCGGTGGAAGCAATACCGGAGCCGCCAACGCCGGATGATGCAGAGGAAGGCTGGACGCTGCGCCGTGGCTGAATTGTATGAGGTTGAGGCGTGGCTGGATGCGCTGTTGTCGCAGCTGGAACCGGCAGAGCGCAAGAAGATGCTGCGCAAGGTGGCGAGCGACGTGCGGCGCATTCAGCAGCAGAACATTACGGCACAACGTAGCCCGGACGGCACAGCTTGGGAGCCGCGACGCGTCACCGCCCGTACCAAGCCGGGCCGCATTCGCCGCAAGATGTTTGCGAAGCTGAAGACGGCGAAATATCTCAAGGCGCAGGCAAACGCAAACGAAGCCACTATTGAGTTTACGCCAAATGTGCAAAGGCTGGTCCGCGTTCATCACTATGGTTTACGAGACCGAATAAACAAGCGCGGGTTGGAAGTTAAGTATGCTCCTCGTCCGCTTGTTGGAATACATGAAGAAGCTGAAAATCACATCAAAGTTATCTTAATAAACTGGTTGTCCCAATAAGTACCATTTAACTTTTTTCATCTTTAAATACGGCTATTAATTTTCCTCCTTTGAAGGGGGTGTTGGATGATTTCCTAACGGCTTGGATTTCGAAATTGATTCTTTGAATATCTCAGCAATTGAAATTGATGCTCTATGTATTGCTACATATGCTAGCCCAATGCTTATTATGGAGAATAAAAATGGATTTTCTCTTGCCCAACGAGTAAGCAGTGCTGGCTGTTCAAGTCCATAAATTGTGTAGTCATAAAACAAATATAATGCATAACAAAAAGCACAAGCTGTTTCAAAATTCCAAAGGGCGTTGATTGTATTTTTTAATGTGTCTGATCTTCCCAACCTGATGCGAATGCCTGATAGCAATGTTAATAAAAAGAAGGAGACTACTGCAAGATAGAATTCGCTTTTAAATTCTGAAGGCTTCAGATTAAAAATGAATGTTACGCAAGAAACTATACAAACTAATGTAAAAACTAATCTGTTCGGTAAGTTGAAAATTAACCTCATGTTTCCTCAATAAGCATTGTGTCATCTGTCAAACATTCACATATAGATGCCATAACGTGATTTTGGACGCAAGCTAATCCAATGAATACTCAACTCACCGAAATCATGCGCCTTATCACTAACCTGATCCGCACCGGCATTGTGTCCGAGGTGGACCCGGATAAATGGCTTTGCCGGGTGAAAACGGGCGACCTTGAAACCAACTGGATTAACTGGCTCACACTACGCGCCGGGAATACCCGCACATGGTGGAAACCCACCGTGGGCGAGCAGGTTGTGCTGCTGAGCCTTGGCGGCAATCTTGAAACTGCCTTGGCGCTGCCCGCCATTTACTCCGACACCTTCCCGCCGCCCGACTATTCAGAGGACGGTAGCACCACCGTGTTCAAAGACGGCGGCTGGTTCCAGTACGAACCGGACACCGGGCAGCTGCTGATTAAAAACATCAAAAGCGTGCTGATCGAGGCGTCGGACAAAATCGAGCTGAACACCGCGAAATTTGTCGTAAACGCAGAGCTGACACGGCTTAACAACCCGACCGTAATCACCGGTGAAACTGCCATTAATGGCAGCACGGTGATGAATGGCGACGTCACGCAGGGCGGCGGTGAGATGAGTTCAAACGGCGTGATTGTTGATAAACACGCACACGACAAAGTGAAAGCCGGTGGCGACATTTCAGGAGAACCAGTGTGATGTATCTCGGCATGAACCGCGACACCGGTGAAGCCATTACCGACACCGAGCACATCCGCCAGAGCGTGCGCGACATCCTGATCACGCCGGAAGGTAGCCGCATCGGGCGGCGCGATTACGGTTCGCTGTTGTCGGCGCTGATTGACCAGACGCAGAACGACGCGGTGCAGCTTCAGGTTATGGCGGCGGTGTACGTGGCGCTGAGCCGCTGGGAGCCGCGCATTCGCCTGAGCACTATCAACATCACCAGCGCCTTCGACGGCTCAATGGTGGTCGATTTAGCAGGGCAGCGCGCCGACGGTTCGCCGCTCGCCATGTCCATTCCAACGGGGGTAAACAGTGGCGGTAATTGACCTTTCGCAGCTTCCCGCGCCGGAAGTGATTGAGATGCCGGACTTTGAAACGCTGCTGGCCGAGCGCAAAGATGCGCTGATTGCGCTCTATCCGGCGGACGAACAGGCGGCGATGCGCCGCGTGCTGGCGCTGGAGTCCGATCCACTGGTGAAGTGCTTACAGGAAAGCGTGTACCGCGAAATCCTGCTGCGCCAGCGCATCAATGAGGCGGCGCAGGCCGTGATGGTGGCGTATGCGCTCGGCAGCGACCTCGATCAGCTCGCCGCGCGCAGCAACGTGCAGCGCCTGACCGTCACGCCTGCCGACCCGGACGCCGTGCCGCCGGTGGAGGCGGTGATGGAATCGGACGACGCGCTGCGCGTGCGCGTGCCGGAAGCGTTTGAGGGTTTGTCCGTGGCCGGGCCGACGGCGGCGTATGAGTTTCACGCACGCAGCGCTGACGGGCGGGTGCAAGACGTGTCCGCCATCAGCCCGGCACCGGCGGAAGTGCTGATCACCGTGCTGAGCCGGGACGGTAACGGCGCGGCGGCGGACGAACTGCTGATTACAGTGGGCAATGCGCTGAACGATGAGAAGGTGCGCCCGGTAGCGGACCGCGTCACGGTGCAGGCGGCAACCATTCATGATTACAGCGTGAAAGCCACGCTGCACCTGTTTGACGGCGTCGCCTCCGCGCCCTGTCTGGCGGCGGCAAACGCGCGGCTGGCCGCGTATCTGGTTGAACAGAAAAAGCTGGGCCGCAGCGTGCGCCGGGAATCTTACGGCGCGGTACTGCGCGTCGCCGGTGTGGACTGGGTGGACATCAGCGAACCGGCTGCCGACATCATCATGGACCGCACGCAGGCGGGCAACTGCACCGGCACCGACGTAACGGTGGCGGGCGACGGGGTGACGCCATGAGCAACGACAGCCTGCTGCCGCCGGGATCGTCCGCGCTGGAGCGCCGTCTGGCGCAGGCGTGCAACGGGATTTCCGGCCTGAACGTGCCGCTGCGCGACCTGTGGAACCCGGACAGCTGCCCGGTGAGCTTTCTGCCATATCTGGCGTGGTCGTTTTCGGTAGACCGCTGGGACGAGAGCTGGGCGGAGAGCGTGAAGCGCAAGGTGGTGCGCGACGCGTTTTACATCCATCAGCATAAAGGAACCATCAGCGCCATTCGCCGCGTGGTGGAGCCGTTCGGCTTCCTGATTAACGTGATTGAGTGGTGGAAGAACGGTGAAGCGCCCGGCACCTTTCGCCTGGACATCGGCGTGCAGGATCAGGGCATCACGGAAGAAACCTATGCGGAGCTGGAGCGGCTTATCAGTGACGCCAAGCCGTGCAGCCGCCACCTGCTGGGGATGTCCATCAACCTGCAAACCACCGGTCCGTTTTACGTCGGTGCGGGCACCTACATTGGCGAAGAAATCACGGTTTATCCGTACATCAACGAAACCATTACTTCCGGCGGCACCGCGTATGAAGGCGCGGCGCTGCACCTTATCGACACAGTGAGAGTGAACCCATGAGCGCGAAATTTTACACCCTGCTGACGGACATCGGCGCGGCCAAGCTCGCCAGCGCGGCGGCGCTCGGCGTACCGCTGAAAATCACCCAGATGGCGGTAGGCGACGGCGGCGGCGTGCTGCCCACGCCGAGCGCGCAGCAGACTAGGCTGATTGCGGAGAAGCGCCGCGCCGATCTGAACATGCTGTATATCGACCCGCAGAACAGCAGCCAGATTATTGCCGAGCAGGTGATCCCCGAAACCGAGGGTGGTTGGTGGATACGTGAGGTTGGCCTGTTTGATGAAACCGGCGCGCTGATTGCCGTGGGCAACTGCCCGGAAAGCTACAAGCCGCAGCTGGCCGAGGGCAGCGGGCGCACGCAAAACGTGCGCATGGTGCTGATTACCAGCAGCACCGACACCATCACGCTGAAAATCGACCCAGCGGTGGTGCTGGCAACGCGCAAGTACGTTGACGACAAGGTGCTGGAGCTGAAGGTGTACGTGGACGACCTGATGGCGAAACACCTCGCCGCCACCGATCCGCATACACAGTACGCGCCGAAAGAAAGCCCGACGCTCACCGGCACGCCGAAAACGCCGACGGCGGCGGCAGGCACCAACACGCAGCAGATTGCGAGCACGGCGTTTGTGCAGGCGGCGGTGCAGGTGCTGACGTCCGGCGCGCCGGTCACGCTCGACACCTTCAAAGAAATGGCTGCGGCCATCAACAACGATCCGAACTTTGCCACCACCATCACGAATGCGCTGGCGCTGAAGGCACCGCTTGCAAGTCCCGCGCTGACCGGCGCGCCAACCGCACCGACGGCGGCGCAGACGGTGAACAACACGCAGCTGGCAACCACCGCGTTTGTGAAAGCGGCAATTGCCTCACTGGTGGCGTCGTCACCGGCGGCGCTCGACACCCTGAAGGAGCTGGCCGACGCGCTCGGCAACGATCCGAACTTCGCCACTACCATGACCAACGCGCTGGCCGGAAAAATGGACATCAGCAAGAACGGCAGCGACATTGCCGATACGACGGCGTTTCAGCGCAACCTTGGATTAGGCGAGGCGGCTAAAATGCCCGCTGCGTCAGCGATGGCCAGCAATGCGGGCTGGCTGTCCATTCCGGTCATGATTGCAGGCGTAGCCCGCAACATGATTTTGCAGTGGAAGGCTGTCAGCGTGCCGATGTCAACCGACGGCTCAATGCAGGCCGTGAACTCGGCGTGGCCGGTTGCCTTTCCGACGGCCTGCCTGATCACTATTCAGGCGCTGACCAACTCGCTGATTTACTCTACAAACGGCACGCCTTTTACATCTTCAACCGTTGTTGATCGCGCGACGTTTGCGGCGGCAAGCAGCTACTCAAAATCGACTTCAACCGTCACCGTATGGGGAGTGGGCTACTGATGAATAACTACGTTTACAGCGCCGCGCTGAATATGATTTGCGCCAGCGCCTTGAAGAACGATTACGAGCTGGCAGGCACGTGGCCCGCTGATGCCGTCGGGCTTGATGATGCGACGGCGCTGGAGTTTATGGGAGATGCGCCTTCTAATTCTTTGATGGCTGCGGGGCCGGACGGCCTGCCCGTATGGAAAAGCGCGCCGCCGCTCACGGCAGAGCAGCTTAAGGAGCAGGCAGAAAGGCGCAGGGCAAGCCTGATTGCCGAAGCACATAATACCATCAGTATCTGGCAGACCAAACTGATGCTGGGCCGCATTAACGATGAGGAAAAGGCGAGCCTCAATACATGGCTTGATTACATTGATGAGTTGGAAGCTATTAATGTTCACAATACATCAGAGGTAATCTGGCCGGACAAACCATAATTTATAAATAAGGCCTCACGAGGCCTTAACTCACTATGTTTTTGTATCGCATAAAGAAGGAAATTATTAGGATAACAAATCCTATTCCAGCGAATGGACCCTTTTCCGTCATTAAAAGAAATGTTGTTAAGACACGGAATATCATTCCTCCAAAGCAGAACGGAATGATCAGCTTGCAAATGAGATTAATAACGAAAAGAGTGCCGCCTACAAAGGCAATCATTGCCACACCAAGAAATATTGTGGTCATGATCGGGAAAGAAATTAGAATTTCATTAGAAATGTAGCTGAAAGAATTATATCCAGAGAAAGCCAGTATTAGCGATAATATCAATGGCTTAATGTTACTTATTAAATCTTTCCAGGCTAAAACAATACTCTTGTCTACATTGTCCTGAACCTGACCAAAATAATTTCTTAGCCTGCTGTTCAAAAATTCTCGTTTCGATGAGGGCATTAAATAATCCCATCCCATCATCAACGCCGCAGTGGCCTGACATGTAAACACTGCTATCTCGCTGAAAACCATCCCTGCTCCTTACACTAATAATTTCATGTGTCATGCACAATACAATGACAACTGAATGATTAGAACCTGAGATATACGGAACATAGCGGAACCCCTTCACAGGAGAACCGCCACATGGCACAGGATTATCACCACGGCGTGCGCGTTGAGGAAATCAACGAGGGCACGCGAACCATCACCACCATCAGCACGGCGATTGTCGGCATGGTCTGCACCGGCGATGACGCCGACGCGGCAACCTTTCCGCTCAACCGCCCGGTGCTGCTGACCGACGTTCTCGCCGCCAGCGGCAAGGCGGGCGAGTCCGGCACGCTGGCGCGCTCGCTGGACGCCATCGCCGATCAGTCAAAACCCGTCACCGTCGTTGTGCGCGTGCCGCAGGGCGAAACCGAGGCGGAAACCACCTCCAACATCATCGGCGGCGTGGTCAACGGACAGCGCACCGGGATGAAAGCGCTACTGGCCGCGCAGGCGGTGTGCGGCGTCAAGCCGCGCATTCTCGGCGTGCCCGGACACGATACGCAGGCGGTAGCCACCGAGCTGATGAGCGTGGCGCAGAGCCTGCGCGGCTTTGGCTATATCTCGGCCTACGGCTGCCAGACGGTGGAAGAGGCGATTGCCTACCGCGCCAACTTCAGCCAGCGCGAGGGCATGCTTATCTGGCCGGACTTTATCAACTTCGACACCGTGCTGAACGCGGACGCGACGGCCTACGCCACCGCCCGCGCCCTTGGCCTGCGCGCCAAAATCGACGAGCAAACCGGCTGGCACAAGTCGCTGTCGAACGTCGGCGTCAACGGCGTGACCGGCATTTCCAAAGACGTGTTCTGGGACTTGCAGGACCCGGCAACGGACTCCGGCCTGCTGAACCAGAACGACATCACCACGCTGATCCGTAAAGACGGTTTCCGCTTCTGGGGGTCGCGCTGCCTGAGCGACGATCCGCTGTTCGCGTTTGAGTGCTACACCCGCACCGCGCAGGTGCTGGCCGACACGATGGCCGAGGCGCACATGTGGGCGGTGGACGGCGCGCTGAACCCGTCGCTGGCGCGCGACATCATCGAAGGCATTCGCACCAAGCTGCGCAGCCTGGTCAATCAGGGGTATCTCATCGGTGCTGACTGCTGGCTGGACGACAGCGTGAACGACAAGGACACGCTCAAGGCGGGCAAGCTGCTGATCGACTACGACTACACGCCGGTACCGCCGCTGGAAAACCTGCTGCTGCGCCAGCGCATCACCGACCAGTATCTGGTCGATTTCAGCAGCCGCGTCAGCGCATAAGGAGACTGAAACATGGCATTACCCCGCAAGCTCAAGCACCTCAACATGTTCAACGCCGGTAACAACTGGCAGGGCCTGATCGAGTCCATAACGCTGCCGAAAATCACCCGTAAGTTTGAGAAGTATCGCGGCGGCGGCATGGCCGGTGCGGTGGACATCGACATGGGGCTGGACGACGGCGCGCTGGATACCGAATTCACCTGCGGCGGCGTGGAGGCGCTGCTGTTTAAGCAGATGGGCACTGCGACGGTTGACGGCGTGCAGCTGCGCTTTACCGGCACCATCCAGCGCGACGACACCGGCGAGATTCAGGCGGTGGAGCTGGTGACGCGCGGGCGTCACAAGGAGCTGGACTCCGGCGAGTGGAAGACCGGCGAATCCAGTACCACTAAAGTGTCAGGCACCAACAGCTACGCGAAGCTGACCATCAATGGCGAGGTGCTGTTTGAGATTGACCTTGTGAACATGATCCACATCGTGGACGGCGTGGACCTGATGGAAGAACATCGCAGCGGGCTGGGCCTGTAATTATCCCGGCAGGGCTTCCCTGCCGCTTTACCCTTTTTAACGGAGCATGACCATGACCGACAAAACTATTGATAAGACCACCGCCAGCCCGAACGAAAAAACCGTGGAGCTGGATACGCCTATCCTGCGCGGCAAAACCGAAATCACCAGCGTGACGGTGCGTAAGCCGCAGTCCGGCGCGCTGCGCGGTACCCGCTTGCAGGCGCTGATGGACATGGACGTGAACGCCATGATGACCGTGCTGCCACGCGTCACCACGCCTGCGTTGACCGTGCCGGAAATCAACGAGATGGACCCCGCCGATCTGGTAGTGCTGTCGGTTGAGGTGGTCACTTTTTTACTGAAGAAGTCGGCGCTGTCGGATTTGACGCAGAGCTGACGGTAGACGATCTGGTGGCGGATATTGCCACCGTCTTTCACTGGCCGCCGTCCGTTAGCGAATTTATGACGCTGACCGAGGTTCTGGAGTGGCGGCACAAGGCAATTCTGCGACACGGTGCCCGCGATGAGTGACAAAAATCTGCGCCTTCAGGTGGTGCTCGGCGCGGTGGATAAATTAACGCGCCCGTTTCGCTCGGCGCGCACCAGCACCCGCGAGCTGGCCGAATCGCTGCGCGCGACCCGCGCCACGCTCAAGGCGCTGGACACGCAGGCCGCGCAGGTTGAGGGTTTTCGCAAAACCCGCGCGCAGCTGGCCGCTACCGGAAAAAACCTGAAGGACGCGCGCGGCGAAGCGGCGAAGCTCGCCACGCAGTTCAGCAACACCAACCGCCCCACGGCGGCGCAGGCAAAGCTGCTGGAGCAGGCCAAAACCCGCGTGCGCGATCTTCAGCAGAGCTACAACGGCCTGATGAACTCGGTGCAGAAGCAGCGCGCCGCGCTCACCGAATCCGGCATCGATACCAAAAATCTGAGTGAAGCGCAGCGCGATCTCAAAAGCCGCGCGGACGAAGCGCGCGCGGCCATCGACCGGCAGAAGCAGTCGCTGAAGCAGCTCGGCGAGCAGCAGGCGAAGGTCAACGCGGCGCGCGAGCGCTACGCCCGCTCGCTGGAGACGCGGGACAAAATCGCCGGTGCCGGTGCGTCCGCCACCGTGGCCGGGCTGGCGATGGGCGCGCCGGTGCTCGCCGCCGTGAAGGCGTCGGCCAGCATGGAAGATGCGATGAAGGGCGTGGCGAAGCAGGTCAACGGGCTGCGCGACGACAACGGCAACCGCACCGCGCAGTTCTACGACATGCAGACCGCCATCAAGGCGGCCAGCGAGCAGCTGCCAATGGGGAACGGCGCGATTGACTACGCGGCGCTGGTTGAGGGCGGCGCGCGCATGGGTGTCACCAACGCGAATGACTCCTATGAGGACCAGAAGCGCGACCTGCTGGCGTTTGCCACCACGGCGGCGAAGGCGGCGACGGCGTTTGAGCTGCCCGCCGGTGAGCTGGCCGAGGGGCTGGGCAAGATTGCGCAGCTGTACAAAATCCCCACGCGCAACATCGAGCAGCTGGGCGACGCGCTGAACTACCTGGACGACAACGCGATGTCCAAGGGATCGGACATTATCGACGTGCTGCAACGCATGGGCGGCGTGGCGGACAGGCTGGACTACCGCAAGGCGGCGGCGCTCGGCTCCACCTTCCTGAGCCTCGGCGCAACGTCTGAAACCGCCGCCAGCGCGGCCAACGCAATGGTGCGCGAGCTGTCGGTTGCCACCATGCAGAGCAAGACGTTTATGGGCGGCATGGACCTGCTGAAGCTCGATCCGAAAAAGATTGAAAAGCAGATGACCACGGATGCGATGGGCACCATCCAGCGCGTGCTGGAGAAGGTCAACAGCCTGCCCGCCGACAAGCGGTTAACCGCCATGACGATGGTGTTCGGCAAGGAGTTCGGCAAGGACGCCGCCAAGCTTGCCAACAACATGCCGGAACTACGTCGCCAGCTTCAGCTGACGCAGGGCAACGGCTCCGCCGGTTCGATGCAGAAAGAGTCCGACATCAACAAAGACTCGCTGACCGCACAGTGGATGCTGGTGAAGGCCGGGGCCGTGAACACGCTGAGCAGCATTGGCGACTCGCTGCGCCAGCCGCTGATGGAAATCATGGACACGGTGAAGCGCGTGATCGGCTCGACGCGACGCTGGGTGGAGGCGAACCCGGAGCTGGTCGGCAGGCTGATGAAAATCGCCGCCATCGTGGCGTCGGTGACGCTGGCGCTCGGCACGCTCGCCATCGGCATGGCGGCGGTGCTGGGGCCGATTGCGCTGCTGCGCCTGAGCTTCAGCCTGCTCGGCATTAAGGGGCTGGCGAAGCTGAGTCCGCTGCTGGGCAAGCTGGGCGGCGCGTTTTCCCGCTTAGCGCCCGGCCTGACCTCGTCGGGTGACGGCATTAAAAAGCTGTTCAGCCTGTTTTCCGGCGGCGAGGCCGGTGAGTCGGTGAACTGGCTGGAGAAAATCCGCGACGCGCTGGCCTCGCTGCGCGGCGGTGATAACGATGAGGAGGAGGGCGGCATTCTCGACGCCTTCCGCAGCGGCGCACTGGAGAAGATTAAAGAGAAGGTGCAGGAGGCCGGGCAGGCGCTGGTCGCCACGGTGCGCAATCCGATGGCAGGCGCGCGGGCGTTGGGCGCACAGCTGCGCAGTCTTGCCGGTGCGGCG